CTCAAGCTCAATGCAGAGCTTCAAAAGCGTGATGAGCAGTTGCAACAGCAAAATGAGCTTATCTCTGCTATGAAGGAACGTCTTGAACAGCTTGAAACGAGGTCAATTAAGGCGTAAACTATGAGCTACTGGACACCCCTACAGATACTAAACCAAGTAGCTGGCGAACTAGGGCTTACGCAGCCTGTTTCAGTAGTTGGTTTATCGGATGTCCAGTCAGTTCAACTGCTGTCGATGCTACAATCGGCAGGTAACGAACTCCTTAAATACTATCCTTGGGAGCAGTTTGCGAAACGGTTTGATATTACACTAGTAGCAGCTCAGGAAGACTATGTACTTCCTACAGATCTCTCCTACTTTCGTGATCAAACCCAGTGGGATACCACTAATCACTGGCCTTTGCTAGGTCCGAAGTCAGCCCAAGAATGGGCTTGGCTTAAGAACTCCTTTGTAGCTACCTTGCCGCGTATGCGTTACCGCATCCAGCAAGATAAGTTCAAGGTGTTCCCCATTCCACCAGTAGGTACAACTCAAAGCTTCTACATGGAGTACATCTCCAGTTGGTGGATTGCGCTTGCAGCTACCCCGACTGTACCCGCTAAGTCATTAGTCACGCTTGATACAGACGTTGTGCTATACGATCCTTGGTTGATGGTTAAGTATGTCAAACTTAAATTCTATGAACTGAAAGGTTTCGAGACATCGGGCGTTCGTGCAGACTTTATGCGTATATTTGAAGCTTTGACTGGTAAAGATACAGGCGCAGAAAAGCTTAGCCTAGCACCACAGTTTCAAACGCCATATCTTGGTGCTTGGTCTATTCCAGATGGTTCCTGGAGTACGTAATGTTCTTAGCACAACCAGTTGCTAATAGCTTTAAGCCTGAAACTGTCCCCGCTCCAGTTGGGGGCTTGAATGCCTATGATTCATTGGCGGCAATGCCCCCAACGGATGCTATTATATTGCAGAACTGGTGGCCACAGTCTTACGGATGCTCTGTTCGTAAGGGCTATGTTGAATGGGCTACGGGTTTACCATCTACAGTTGAGACACTTGCTGGTTGGTATAACCTTGCAGGTAGTCAAAAGATGTTTGCCTGGTCTTCTACAGGCATGTACGATGTTTCTACGCGCGCAGTAGTCGGTGCAGCCATTGTAACAGGTCTGGCTAACGCTAAGTGGCAAACAGTTGTACTAACGAATGCTACTGGTAATAACCTTATCTGTGTAAATGGCGCAGACAACGGTATTATCTATAATAATTCTGGCGTTGCTCGAATTACTGCAGGCGATGGCATTGTAGCAAATACTTGGGCTGGGCTTAGTCCAATTAATGCAATCCAGTTAACAGTCCATCAGAGGCGTTTGTGGGCTGTACAACTTAATTCGTCTAAAGGTTGGTATCTCCCACAAGATGCTATTCAGGGCACATTCCTTTCTTTTGACTTTGGTTCACAGTTTCAGCTTGGTGGATATCTTCAGTATCTCTATACATGGACCTTGGATGATGGCAATGGTGCCGAAGATCATCTGGTTGCAATGTCTTCACGAGGGGAAGCTGTAGTATATTCTGGAACTGATCCTGCAGTTACTACTGGATCATTTCCATGGGCACTTGTTGGAGTGTATTATGTAGGTGCCCCAGTAGCTGGTCGACGTAGTTTTACCAAAGCTGGTGGTGATCTGCTGTGCCTAACACAGCAAGGTCTTGTTTCATTGACGATGGAACTTGTTTCAACAAAGGTTGAGAATAAAGAAGTCCCTATTACGTCACGTAAGATTCAGTTCCTCATATCTGACTTAGTTGCGACGTACACAGCGCTTAATGGTTGGCAGGTGGTATTCCACCCACCAATCAACATGCTTCTTATTGCTGTACCGTCTGTAGTAGCCGGTGGAAATGCTCAATTAGCAATCAATACTATTACAAGTGCTTGGACGCAGTTTGTAAATATGGATGCGGCTTGTTGGGTTAGCCATAATGAGCAACTCTACTTTGGTGACTATGCTGGTAAAGTTTTTCAAGCTTGGACTGGGTTTTCTGACAATGTACTGTTAGATAATACTGGTGGAGAAGGTGTAGGTGCTACTGTTCAACAAGCATATTCCTATTTTGGAAGTCGTGCTAATGTTTTACAGATAGGTATGTACAGACCTACTTTTATCAGTAGTGGTGTTGTTTCATATAACACAGAGGTTGTTTATAACTTTGGACAGCAGGATGTAGCTGTTCCGAGCGTTATACCAACACCATTAGGTTCATTGTGGGGCACTGGACTATGGGGATCAGCATTCTGGTCTGGTGGTAATAATGTTCAACAAACCTGGATTCAAGCACGTGGACTTGGTGTAGCAGCATCGCTTAAGATGACTACACTAAGCGATGTGGAAGTTTTGTGGGTAGCAACTGATTATACGATAGTACAAACAAGTGGTGTGCTCTGATAATCAGGAAGTACTAAGGGAATGGCTCTGTAATAGAATCGGGCTTATTCCCACGTCTAGTTTATGTTGTATTGGTAGCGTCAATAGTACTGATATACTAGGCGTTGTAGGGTTTGATCAGTATAATGGAAGTTCCATTATAATGCATGTTGCAGGGGACCCTGGTTGGTTGACTCGAGAGTTACTTAGAGTATGTTTCGACTATCCTTTCAATGTATGTAAAGTCAATATGATTATTGGACTAGTACCTTCTGGTAATAAGGAAGCTATTCGGTTTAATACTCATCTTGGGTTTAGGTTAGAGACAACGTTAGTTGATGCGCATCCCGATGGGGCTCTGCTGTTAATGACAATGCGGCGCGGGGAGTGCCGTTACCTTACTAGGGAACTGTAATGGGCAAGAAATCCAAAGCGCCGCCCCCACCAGACTACACGGCACTGGCAAATCAGCAAGCTGCCTTAGCTAAGACAGCTGCCAATGAGCAGACTGTCACTAATCGCCCCAATCAGAACACAGCCTTTGGTTCTAGCTCATGGACGCAGGACCCTAATGGCCAATGGACTGAAAACCAAACGCTTAATCCTCAAGATCAAGCACTACTTGATCAACAGCGCGAATTTCAAAGCCAACAACAAGGTATTGCTTCTGGATTGTTAGGGCAGGCGGGACAGTCATTGTCTAAACCTATGAGTTTGGAAGGTCTACCAGACTTGAAAAACTATGACATGTCGCAGTTGCCCGATCTGCAAGGAATGGACCTTTCAGGTTTAACTAAACTTGATCCTGGATTTGGAGCTGTTGAGGGTGTCCGTGATGCTATGATGGGTCGTATGGCTCCACAGCGTCAGGAAGCACGTAATGCTGAGATTACAAGACTAAAGAATCAAGGAATCCCTGAAAATTCAGATGCTATGCAATTAGCTTTGGCACGTTTGGACCGAGGCGATACTGATGCGCAGCAACAAGCACTTCTTGGTAGCATGGGTGCTTATGGTGATATCTTTAACCGTGGACTCGCAGCTAATGATCAGATGTTAGGCCAACAACAAGCTAAAGCTACTCTCAGTGGTCAACAACGGGGACAACGATTTGGTGAGCAGGGCCAACAAGCACAACTTGCAGGTCAGTTGCGCCAACAAAGTCTAGCTGAACAACAGAAACTTCGTCAAGCACCTATGGATGACTTCCTAAGGCTTACGCAAGGGATAAATCCTACTCAACCTAATATGCCTGGTTTCATGGCTGGTACAGGGTATAATGCAGCTGATATCTACGGTGCTGGTAAAGATCAGTATGGTCAAGCTGTTGATGCTACGAATGCCTCAAATGCAAGTAAAGCTGGTACGGCTAAGGGTTTGATGGGTCTAGCTGGTACAGTTGCAATGGCTTTCTAATGTTACTACATGATTTCATGGCTAGACATGGACGAGTAGTGCTACAATTTAGTGCTGGTAAAGATTCAGCTGCATGTCTTAAACTACTTCGTCCATGGATTGATAAAGTCATAGTGCTTTGGTGTAATCAAGGCGCCCCATATAAAGAAACTTTAGAGTATATGGATAAGATCAAAGCATCTGTCCCATGTTTTATAGAAGTTAAAGGTAATCAACCCGAATTTATAGTAACACATGGCTATCCAGCTGACCTAGTACCTTTTGAGGGGACTGAACTGGGTAGTGTGGCTGCTAACGCACCCTATTTAATTTCGTCTATACAAGATTGCTGTGGAACTAATTTATGGGCTGTACTCGCTAAAGCTACACTTGAGTCCGGGGCCACTGGTGTTATACGTGGTGAACGTCAAGTAGATAGATTGAAGTCTATAATAGGGCCCCAATCTATTCATTTGGATCAAGAGTATCTCTGCCCACTATATGCTTGGTCTGAAGATGACGTAATTTCTTTTCTAGGCGTAGACATTCCTGAATCCTATAAACGCGGATTACAATCAAGTCTAGACTGTACTACTTGTACAGCATACTTAGGACATAATCCAGGTAGAATTTCTGATTTGCAGGTAGCCGATCCAAAAGCTTTTGCTGAAGTAGTACCCGTACTCCTTTGGCTTAAGGAAATAACCATTGCTAGTCTCTCAAATTTTAGCAAGGTATAGTCATGTTTGACCCTAATGCACCCCTGCCTGACTTTGCTACACAGCAGTTAGACATAGATCGCCAACGTAAGTTATCTGACTTACTACGTAAGCAATCTCTTGAGAATACCCCAAATGGTCAAATGGTGGGTGGCCATTTCGTAGCACCAAGTTGGTCAGAACATCTTAATACTTTGGCTCAAAGTGTTGCTAGTGCATATCTTGGCAATAAAGCAGATACCGGTGAGAGCACACTTGGTCAAGCAGAAAAAGCGCAAGGTGATACTTGGCGTTCTATGCTACCACAAGCTACCGCAGCGCGCCCCGAACAACCTGGACCGCCTGGACCGGATGGTTCTCCGTACTTAGAAGCACAACCTGCACAGCCAGTTACACGTGAAGCTATTCTTAAGCATACGCTCGCTGGTTTGCAGAATCCAGCTACTGCTAAAGAAGCAATGCTTGTAAACCAAAGTCTTACGTCTGATTTGACTAGGTCTGAAGATAAGGCATTTAAAGATCAAGAAGCTAGGACTGCTTCTAGAGAGCGTCTTGATAATCTTCAGTCTACTTTGCAGAACCGCAAAGAAGAACTTGAAATGCGGCTTTCAGATAGTCGCCTTGCACAAGCCGATCGTGTTAAACTTGCTCAGCAGCATGATGAAACATTGCTTGAAATTGCTCGTATTGCTGCACAAGCACGTCGAGATGCAGCAAACCAGCATAAAGAGCTGACAGCTTCACAACAAGCTGTGCAAGATCGCTTTATCTCAACTCAAGCAGAACATGTCTCTCGCCGTGCTGAACAACTTGCGCCTATGCTTCAGTCTGCAAAGGTTGTTCAAGACATGCTAGACACGAATGATGTTGACCCTAGAACTGGTAAAACAAAACCCATTGCTGGACTTGGATATGTTGGTGTATTACCTGGTGTATTTCTTACGCAAGAAGGCAATGCTAATCGTGCTAAAGTCAAAGCCTTTGCTAACTCAATGCTCCGTGCGCAAGCAGGCCTCTCCCAAACGCTTTCTGAGACTGAGAATGCCAATCTTGAACTGTTAGCTAATGGTAAGTTTACTCAGAAGGAATTCGAGCAGATTTGGCCTACAGTAATGAGTAAGATCAACTCGTCTGTAGACAACTTGAAGGGTGGCGCTGATCCACTTGCTTGGGAGAAGTATGTTAAGCAAAGTGGGGGCCGTGGTCTTGAGCCAATCAAATCCTCACGTGGGGCTGCAAGTGAAGGTGGTTTGACACCAGAACAACAAGCTAGGCTTGAACAGCTTCGTGCTGCCAAAGCAGCCGAGGGGAAGTAAATGACTCCACAAGAAGAGCTTGAACTACTTGAGCTCGAAGCTAAGTCTAAGGGCTGGAAAGTAGCTGCACCAGCTACTCCAGCGGCCCCGCCTGCAGAACCTGGTATTATGTCTCAGGTGGGTAATGCTATATCTGGACTAGGTACAGGTGCAAAGCATTCACTCCAAAAGACTTCAGCCGGTTTAACTGGTGCAGCAGCTTGGCTTGGTGGCGACTATATTGGTAGACCACTAGAAAAAGCCATGCTTAAGTATGGTCTAACACCTTCGCAGCAGCAGTTAGAACAAGGCGCAAAGGACACAGCTGCAGCAGGAATCCCCGGCACTATTGGTCAAGTAGGCGCCGACGTAGCTACATCGCTCCTACCAATGGCTAGGGCTACCCGAGCTATGCGAGCTGGTGCAAGTGCTGCGCCCATTATTGGTGATGTTGCAGCTAATGCAGCCTACGGTGCAGCTACCACCCCAGGTGGTGTAGAAGAACGTACTGCTGCAGCTGGTTGGGGCGCTGGTGGTGCTAGCGCCGGCAGAGTAGCTGGTCGCCTTATAGGTGGTACAGCTCGCCCGCTCATGTCTGAAGAAGCAAAGACGCTATTGGGGCAAGGCGTGCAACTTTCGCCAG